TAATGAAATAAACTTAGTTAGTACAAATAACAAATTTTATAATGTAGGTAACGGAGGACTTTATTCCAATGAATTAGTTACATCTTCTGCATATCCTATTTTAAGTATCAATGCTCCTAGCGGAACTAGTGTAAATGATTATTTTCATCGACAAGATCGATCTTTAATTAATACGGGATTATATTATAATCCGTTGGCCAATGGTAACATTACAATAGTAGATAATAAATTAAAAAGTATACAAATCTACGGTGATGAAAATAATCAAGAAATTCTACGTATCCCATTAACAGGAAATGATCAATTATGGACTGTAGAATATAATATGTATAACACTCAAATGAGTAAAAAAGGTAAATTAACCATAAACATTTCATTTGATGGATATGCAAGTGTCAGTGATTACAATAACTATTCGGAATCCGTACAGGATGCGTCATTGCAATTAGTGTTTTCAACCAGTTCGACTCCTAGTGGTAATTATATATCATTAACGTGTTCATCATTTACTGCAATTGAAACGACTATGGATTATACATTCACAGCAACACTTTAATGTTTAATCTCTCAATTGAAGATAGATTATCTAAATGGATTGAGCATAGACAACATTTAGATATCAGTGAAACTCCTTTTGAGTATCTATATAATTTTTGGAAACATGCTCCTTATATCCCCTACAATCATTTAATAGATCCTTATAACTCAAAAGATTGGCCAACTCCTTGGGAAATCATTATTCATAACAGATATGATGATTTAACAAAGGCAATAATGATGGCATGGTCCTTGAGATATACCAATAAATTTAAACATAATAAAATTGAGTTAAAAACAATTGTTAATTGTAATAAAACCTGCTATCATAATATATTACATATTGACGAAAATTGGGTTATTAACTATCTAGATAATGGTCCTATTATAATGAAAAATTTACCAGAACAGTTTTATATAGAAAACCAAGTAGAAATAAAGTAAGGTTGGTAAATATTTTCCTCGCAAAAAAGGTTGAAAAATGATTACAGTTATTAAGCGTAATGGGGAGCGTGTTCCCCTTGATATTTCAAAAATTCAAAGACAAGTTGCCCATGCTTGCAGAGGTATAGACGGGGTGAGCCCATCGATGGTAGAAATTAAGGCACAGATTGAATTACACGACGGGATGACTACTAAAACAATCGACGAGCTATTGCTTAAGGCAATGGTTAATTTGATCGATGAAACAGAAAATCCAGAAATCAATAATGTCAATTATCAATATGTAGCAGGTAGGCAAAGAGTTAGTATGCTACGCAAAGAAGTTTTTGGTAGCTATAATCCTCCTAAACTTTATAGTATCGTTAAGAAAAATGTAGAGCTGGGTATGTATACCTCAGAACTACTCGAGTGGTACACAGAAGATGAATGGAATATCATCGATCTATTCATTGACCATGGTAAAGATGAAAATTATACATATGCTGCTATTGCACAACTATGCGAAAAATATTTGGTGCAAAATCGTGCCACAGGTCAGATCTTCGAAACCCCACAGGTGAGATATGCTATTGCCGCAGCCACAGCATTTCATGCGGAACCCAAAGAAACAAGATTAAAATATGTAAAGGAATATTATGAATGTGCAAGCGATGGTCAATTTACTTTGGCAACTCCTGTGCTTGCTGGGTTAGGTACTACTACCAAGCAATTTAGTAGCTGCGTTCTTATTAGCAGTGACGATACCTTGGATAGTATTTTTGCCGCAGGAGAAATGATGGCCAAGTATGCTAGTAAACGAGCTGGCATTGGTTTAGAGATCGGCCGTATTCGACCATTAGGTGCCCCTATTCGTAATGGTGAGATTAAGCATACAGGTATGATTCCTTTTCTTAAAAAATGGTTTGCTGATCTTCGCAGTTGTTGTGTTACTCCTGATACATGGATAGAAATACTTGACGAAGGGGATTCCCAAGGTGAATAAATTTGATAAACAGTTTGTCATTGATAATTTATTAAATATAACGGGAACATTAAATCCTCGCGCACTAAAAAAATTTAATATAAGTGGAGAACAAGCATATCAAGCGTTTCATGGTCTTGCCGAACCAAAAGGATGTAAATCTTGTTCTAAGCCCACCCGGCTGATATCGTTTATCAAAGGTTATGCCGAATTCTGTTCTAAATCATGTGTTTCTGGAAATAAAGAGGTAATAGAAAAAAGACAAAACACAGTGTTAAGAAATTACAACGGAGGTTATGGTTCGGTTGAAATAACTGAAAAGAAAAAAATAACCTCGAGGAAAAACTACGGAGTGGATTGGGCAAGACAATCTAAACAGTATCTAGAAGAGCTAAAATTAGAGTGGAAAGATGTATACGGGGTCACTGATTTCAGCCATACCTCTGCCGCTGTAGAAAAACGAAATGCAACCAATTTAAAAAAATACGGGTACATTAATCCTGTACAAAATAAACAAATACAGGAAAAAATAACAGAAACCAATATTCTTCGATATGGGGTAAAATCAACCTTGATGCTAAATGAAAATAGGCAAAAGGCATTATCTTCTAGGCGAACGGCCGATGTTTATGATCTATTAAATGATAAATCATGGCTAGAGGCCAATAAAGATGTACCAAGCACTGTTTTGTCTAAATCTTTTGGACTAGCATGCAGCACCGTACTTAATTACTTTGAAAAACATAATGTTGTTCGTAGTAAGTACACCGTGTCTAGTATAGAACAACAAATATGTAATTTTTTAGATGCAACAAATATTGCATATGAAACTAAAAATAGAACAATTTTAAATGGAAAAGAGATAGATATCTATATTCCAACACATAATATCGGAATCGAACTGGATGGGATTTACTGGCATTCCGATCGTTTTATTAAAGATCCAAAATACCATCAGCAAAAAACAATGTTGGCCAAACAAAATAATGTTCAACTATTACATATTACCGATGATGAAATTAATAATAAATTTGACATAGTTAAAGAAAGGTTGTATAACAAACTAGGAAAAAGTAATCGTATGTACGCCAGAAAAACCGAGGTCATTGAAATTGATAATTCTAGTTATGAAACATTTGTGTCTGCAAACCACATTCAAGGATATGCACCGGCCAGTGTTAGATATGCTCTAATAATGGACAACGAAATAACGGCAATTATGTCTTTTTCTAAATCTAGATTTAATAAAAATTATCAATGGGAACTGGTACGGTATGCCTCGAAATGTACGGTGGTAGGGGGCGCTGGCAAACTATTTAAACATTTTGTAAATACAATTACACCCAAAAGTATTATCAGTTACGCAGATCTAAGGTGGAACACCGGCACAATGTACGAAAAAATAGGAATGAAATTTTCCCATACTACTAGACCAAATTATTGGTATGTAACAGATAAAGGTTTAGAACATCGAACAACTTTTCAGAAACACAAACTTAAGAACAAATTAACATTTTATAATCCATCTAAAACCGAATGGGAAAATATGCAAGACAACAATATCTATAAATTTTGGGATTGCGGAAATAATGTATATACTTGGGAAGTAAACAATGAAAACTAAAAAAATACAAATAAAAAATCTTAAAGTCGGGCAAAAAATTAAAACCATAGACGAAAATGGCCAGATCGCGTACAAAACAGTAACCGATATATGGAACACCGATGTTCCTTATAAAGATCAAATTTATATTAAATTTTCCAACGACACCGAACTAGAATGCTCAGCTAATCATCCTATTATGGTTAAAACACATGATGGCTTTGAACAAAAACTTCCAGAGAATTTAGAGCATTCTGATTTGATAATCAGCGATAACGGGGCCACATCTTTAAAACAAATTATTACTACAAGAAATAACGATACAACTTATATCGATATTACGGTAGAGGATACCCATACTTTCTTTGCATCTGCTAGTAATGAAGGACCGATGGTCCTAACCCACAATAGTCAAGGGGGAATCAGAAACGCTAGTTGTACCGTGACATTTCCAATCTGGCATTATCAATTTGAGGACCTTATTGTGTTGAAAAATAATCAAGGCACAGAAGAAACTCGTGTTCGTCAAATGGATTATAGTATTGTACTTAATGCCATGTTTTGGCGTAGATTTAAAAATGGAGAGAACATCACTTTGTTTGATCCACACGAAGTGCCGGATCTTTATGAAGCATTTTACAGAAATACGGAGGAGTTTGAAACTCTATATCTAAAATATGAGCAAGATAAGACGAAGAAAAAGAAAATACTATCAGCGAATGAGGTATTTAAAAACGGAATACTTAAAGAGCGTACTGATACTGGGCGCATATATCTTGTCAACATCGATAACGTCATCAGCCAAGGCCCCTTTGATACAAAGGTTGATCCCATTTATCAATCTAATTTGTGTATGGAAATTTTACTTCCAACCTATCCATTTCAACGTATTGAAGATCCAGAGGGACGAATTGCTCTTTGCACTCTTGGCAGCATAAACTGGGGAGCATTTCGTACACCCCAAGATATGAGAAAAGCCTGCAGAATTCTTGTGCGTAGTCTAAGTAACCTACTTAACTATCAAGACTTTCTAAGCGTTCAAAGCCGATTAGCCAATGAGGATTTTGAACCATTAGGTGTGGGTATTACTAATCTCGCCTATTGGCATGCACGACGTAATTTTAAGTATGGTGAATCAGATAGTCTTGCAGAGGTTAAACGATGGGTGGAATATCAATCGTATTTCTTAACCGAGATGAGCGTAGAATTGGCACAAGAACGGGGTGCATGTAAACGCAGCGAATATACCTATTACGGTCAAGGAGTATTTCCTTGGGAGCGACGAGCAACAGGCGTAAATGAATTAACTGATTTTACTCCAAGTTTAGATTGGGAATCTTTGAGAGAACGAATGAAAAAATATGGTATTAGAAATGCTACACTAATGGCCGTGGCGCCTGTAGAAAGTTCCAGTGTTGTTTTAAATTCTACAAATGGTATTGAAATGCCAATGGAATTAATTTCAGTAAAAGAAAGCAAAGCGGGTAGTTGGGTACAGGTAGTTCCAGAATATAAAAGATTAAAAAATCGCTATCAATTAATGTGGGATCAAACTGATTGTATAGGTTACTTAAAAACTGCCGCTGTACTGGCTGCTTATATAGATCAAAGTCTAAGCACTAATACCTTTTACTCACCAAGACATTTTGATGATGGTAAAATTCCAGGGACATTAATTGCTCGTAATTTAATGTTGGCTCATAAATGGGGTCTGAAAACAATTTATTATTCACTAGTGGACAAGGTTGGAGTAAAACATGTGCTAAACACTCAAAGTACTACATTAGTGCCCACCGAGACTGTTACAATATATGAAGAGTTAGATGATTGTGAATCGTGCAAGTTGTAGCCTGTAAACTATAAGTTTTATCTAAAAAATAAAAAACAAAATAACTTTAGGATTGATAATGAAAAAAAGAAACTACACACAGGACACAGTAAAAAAATTACAAGGGTCCGTACAAATTGAATATACATTGGCCAAACGAGGTGCAAATAAATTAAGAGAATTATTAAAATCAGAAGCATTTGTTCCTACTCTAGGGGCATATAATGGACAACAAGCTGTTCAACATGCCAAGGCAGGTCTTAAGGCAATTTACTTAAGTGGGTGGCAGGTAGCAGCAGCTAATAATACAGCTAACACCACATATCCGGATCAAAGTTTATATCCTGTTAACTCGGTGCCCACCGTGGTCAAAGGTATTAATAATGCCTTTCGTCGTGCCGATCAAATGACTACATTAGAAGGTGTTAAGCCCGGCGAACGGTTAATTGACTACTATCTTCCTATTGTGGCAGATGCCGAAGCAGGTTTCGGTGGTGCCCTTAATGCATATGAATTAATGTATCATATGATCGAAGCAGGCGCCGCTGGGGTTCATTTTGAAGATCAATTAGCCAGTGAAAAGAAATGTGGTCATTTGGGAGGTAAGGTTTTAGTTCCAACCGGCCAAATGATTCGTACATTAAATGCCGCTCGTTTGGCAGCGGATGTTGCCGGGGTTGATACGGTGCTTATGGCTCGTACAGATGCAGAAGCAGCTACTTTGATCACCAGTGACCACGACCCACTTGATGCACCATTTATTGATGTCGAAAAAGGTCGAACCGATGAAGGATTTTATTACTTTAAAAATGGATTAGATGCTTGTATTGCCCGCGGATTGGCGTTCGCTCCTTATGCGGATTTACTATGGTTCGAAACGAGCACACCCAATTTAGAACAAGCTCGCAAATTTGCCGAAGCTATTCACGAACAATACCCTGACCAATTATTGGCTTATAATTGTAGTCCCAGTTTTAATTGGCGTAAATTTTTAACTCGTGTTGAATGTGCCAATTTTCAAATCGAGTTAGGAAAACTAGGATATAAATTCCAATTTATTACATTAGCGGCATTCCATAGCGTTAATCTTGCTACATTCAGTCTCGCCGAATCTTATGCAAAGGAAGGTATGGCAGCGTATAGCGATTTACAGCAATTAGAGTTTGCAGCAGCTGAACGAGGGTTTACAACAGTGCGCCATCAAGCAGAGGCAGGTGTACCATATTTTGACGCCATTGCTACAGCAGTTGGTGCAACAAGTACAGTGGCTTTAGATCATTCAACTGAATCAGACCAGTTTTGAATAATTATAAGGAAAAAAATATGTCAAAATCATATGATTTGTCAACACCTACCAATTATCTAAAAAGAAAAATGTTTTTAGATGGACAGGTAACTGTTCAAAGGTTTGAAGAGTTTAGATATCCTAAGATTGCAAAATTTGAAGAACTTCAAAGAGGATTTTTTTGGGTGCCTGAAGAAATTAGTCTTACCAAAGATAAAATGGACCACAAAGATGCCAGTGATGCTATCAAACATATTTTTACTAGTAATTTATTAAGACAAACAGCATTGGATAGTATACAAGGTCGAGCTCCGGTACAAATTTTTAGTCCTGTAGTTAGTATCCCTGAGTTAGAATCATTGGTTTCTATCTGGTCAATGTTTGAAACAAATATTCATAGCAAGAGTTACAGTCATATCATTCGTAATGTATATGGTGTACCAAAAGACGAATTTAATAAAATTCACGATACACAAGAAATTGTCAGTATGGCGGCTAACATTGGACATTACTATGACGATTTGCACAAACTTAATTGTCGCCGAGAACTAGGAGAGGATATCGATCTATATGCTCATAAACGAGCTATTTGGATGGCCTTACATGCTAGCTATGCATTAGAAGCCTTGCGTTTTATGGTTTCCTTTGCTACCAGTTTAGCCATGGTAGAAAATAAAATTTACATCGGTAATGGTAATATTATTAGTCTAATTTTACAAGACGAATTATTACATACAGAATGGACAGCTTGGTTAATTAATAATGTAATTAAAGATGATAAAGATTTTGTATCTATCTCCGATGAATGTAAGGATGAGGTATACCGTTTATATATGGATGTTATTCAAGAAGAAAAATCTTGGGCGAACTATCTCTTTAGCAAAGGTGTGGTTATTGGTTTAAATGCTCAAATTCTTAAAGACTTTGTAGATTATACAGCATTTATTAAATTAAAAGATATAGGAATAAAATATTTAGAAGATCATCCTAAAACAAATCCTATACCTTGGTTCAACAAACACACAGCAATTAATAAAAAGCAAGCAGCCTTGCAAGAAACAGAGTCAACTAATTATGTAATAGGTGCTATGTCATCGGAAGTAAATTTTGATGATTTACCGGAAATCTAATTTTTCAAAATAGTTGTTTTACCTCGATAAAAAAATATATAATAGTAAAAAAGGACAAATTATGACCACAGCAATTATTTGGAGTAAGTATCATTGTACCTACTGTGAACAGGCTAAAAATTTACTAACTCAATACGGTATCGAATTTGAAGAAAAAAAGATCGGTGATGGATATACTAAAGAAGAATTATTAGAATCTGTTCCTAATGCAAGAACGGTACCACAAATTTTTATCGATAATAAATTGATAGGTGGTTTCAATGAATTAAAAGAATACTTAAAATGACTAGTACATCTACTGATTCGACAGTATTATCAAATGATGGCTATCCAGATTTGGGGTCATATCCTTATACAAATACCTCTACAATTACAATTAAAATGCCAAATTCATCAGGAAGTTATAGCAATTATTTTTCAACTATAGCATCGCCTGTTATGTCGTCTTCTATAAGTAATATTCCACCGATAATAACAACAAATAACAGCGGACTTAGTGTGCACGGTGATTCTGTTTTTGAAGGTGATATTAAAATAAAAGGTCGAAGTCTAGAAAAACTATTAGATACAATAGAGAGTCGACTGGCCATTTTACAACCTAACCCTAAAAAATTAGAAAAATTCGAGGCATTAAAAAAAGCATACGAACATTATAAATTATTAGAAAAGTTAGTAGGCGAAGATTAAATAACGATTGATCGGACATTGATAACAAGGAAAATCATGCTAATTGAAAAACCAATCTCTAATGGAGATGTAGTAAGTATTAAATTATTAAATGGCGACGAAATTATTGCTCGTTACGAGGATGAAAACTCAGACGAAATTACTATTTCAAGACCATTGGCTGTTACTGTAGGACCACAAGGGCTAGGAATGATGCCTTGGATTTTTCTGGGCAATAAAGAAAAATTTACTCTCAAAAAGAGTCATATATTTGTTACAGTTCCTAGTAAAAAGGAAGCAGCAGATCAATACATTCAAGGTACAACAGGTATAGCATTGAGTAAATAATATAAGGAGATTTAATTATGCCTTATATTCCTGGATCCGGAGGTATAACCGATGTTTATAATAGCAATAATGTTTTTATAAATAATGTCCCTGTTGCTTTATGGTTAAGTCCTATTCCTGGGCAGGGTATTGCCTTGCCTGAAATTAACACAGTAACTTATAATCAATTAAGTACATCTACTCAAGAAGCTATTGTTTCTTCTGCAACAGAGGCCAATACTTCAGCCGAAGCAGAAGTAGGTCTCACAGGAAAAGGAACTGTACCTCAAGAAGGACCACTTACACTTGCAAGTTCGAATGCTGATAGTGCCTCGGGAGTTGCTGACTCATCAACTACTTCAACATTTACAATTACTACAAGCACAGGAATTTTTATCGAGATTGCTAAAAATATTGATGCATGTTTAAATGATGCTTCGCAGGGTCTTTGGAAAGAAAATGGAGGTAACACAAGAATTTTAGATTGTTATAAATCTGTAGGTTTTAATTTTACCAATGATCAAACTCCGTGGTGTGCTGCATTTGTTGGTACGATACTTAAAAGTTCAGGAGCGGCAGCATTTAAAACTTTGAGTAGTCTTGCTTATCAAACTTATGGTCAGTCCGTTCCACTCAACGATAAAAGTCAGTGGAGGTTGAATGATATTGTTGTGTTTAGTCGAGCAGGTGGCGGACATGTGGGATTCTTTAGAGGTTACAATCCCACAACCGGGAGTGTGTTAATAGCCGGAGGTAATCAATCCGATAATCTCAATGAAACCGGATTCAGAGCAGGAGGTTTACCCATAATTTATGTCGGTAGAGGATGGGAAATACCAAACGAATATGATAGACCGGTTACTTATTCGGGTGTCGGGAGTGCTAGTGTGAAAGTAGTATAGTTGACAACTCGATTAAAATTTGTTATCCTAACTATAGGAAATGTCATAATGAGTGACGAAAAAGATAAAATTAAACATTCGAAAAGACTTCAAAATGACCAAAATGCCATTAATAAACAGTTAAAGATTGCTAAACAGCACGGATATACATTGCATGATGAGGTTATCCGTCAATCACATAGATTGGTTAAACATCATGTAATGGATTGTGGTACCCCGGGTTGCTCTATGTGTGGTAACCGGAGACATAGCAAAGCAACTAAAGAAAAACTCACAGCTCAAGAACAACGAATTTTTCAAGACATAGATACTCCTAACGACAGACACAGTAACGGACTAAAAAATGAGCAAGAAGAAAATCTTCTATGAAAAACGCGGTCGACGCTATTATCCTATTCACGAATATGATCAAGAATTTTTAGATGGATTTCCCAAAGGAAATCACCTGGTTATGTGTTATCCGGGAGGTGAAAGTCATCGGTTCAATATCAATCCAAACTATGCTGCTATGATTGCAGCAGGGCGAGTGGCTGAAGATGCAATTTCTGCTGCCATTGTTAAAGACACGATTTCTCGTCCAAAACGAGGGCCACTTACTCCTGAACAACGAGCTGCATGGGATCATCTTGTAGAAGTATTCGGTCCAGAAGCTCGTGCATTAGAGTGGATCGAGTGGATCAGGGCTCGTGAGGCTTGCAAGGATGCTGTTGAGGCCATGCAGAAAGAAGCAGATAAACTTATGAAACATGAATCTGTTCGAAAAGCTTTTGAACATTTTCAACTTGTCTGTACACTTGTAAACCAGAATACCAATGAAGGCGTTAAATAATAGTAGATCTGGTAGAGGTAAACTTATATAATAAGTTGTTGCCGTGAAAGACGCAAAGTCTAGTCGGAGGACCCACACGCTCTACGGAATCCGACATTTTTAGGAGTATGACCATGAAAAAATTATTTACATTTATTTTTATTTCATTGTTTTCAACAGGTGTTTTAGCTCACGGACATTACGGCGGTTATTATCATCCTAATAGGGGTTGGGGTTGGGCACCTTTTGTAGGCGGAATGGTAGCCGGTGCAGTTGTCTATGATATCTACAATAGACCAATATATGTACAACAGCCACCAGTCGTCGTTCAACAACCGGTTCAGAATTGTGGTCCTTGGGTTGAGACTCAACAACCCGACGGAACAATTACACGAACAAGAACTTGTAATTAATGAATTTTGAGGATTTATGGGTCTTTACAAAAAAAAGTTGTAGGGCTTAAAATAAACACAGATATTCGTAGAAATGTAATCAACTCCGCAAAAGCATTCTAAAAGATGCGATAACATTGACTCTCAGTATTGGTTTCGATATAAATATGTATATTAATAGACAAGCCAGAATAGTCAAACATGCATTACTATGAATTTGCCACCGAAGCTCGTCGCAATCCTGAAAAAAATCCCCGCGAAGAATGGGGACATCCGGGTGCGCTGAAATATCTTGAGCAATATCGGCTACTTCACGGCGCCGAGGCGTTAAACAGTGTTGGCATCTCAATGACCGACATAGATAAACTAGGCATCAATCCACAATCTGATTATAACACACCAATTGGTGTTTACTTTTATCCGGCAGAATATTACATTCATCTGAAGTCTAAAGGAGAGGCACTAGATTTCAAAGATGATGCGCCATACATCCAGATATTTGAATTCCCACAGCCAGCTCTTCAAATTGATACAATGTCCGATGATGATTATCAATATTATATTAATTTCATGCGAGAGATGATCGATAGTCCGTCTGGATTATCTGATATATACCGGACAATTCGATCAACAGAGGCACCAAAATGGTCAAAATGGTCAGCAAATTCATTGACTAAACTGCTTGACCAGTTCGATGCACAATCTCATCAAGGTGCACTGGTAAATTCTTCTGGCGGCAGATTTTGGTATGTGCTTTATAAATTAAGCAACGCACTTAAAGTTTCTGGAAACAACCCGGCGGTATTGTGGAATAGATTGATACGAGAACTAGGGATTGCCACAATTGTTGATAATGGCGCTAGAATCATACATGAAAATGAGCCGACCCAAGGTGTTGTCCTTAAGACCAGCGCAGTAAAATTGCTGAAATCATTTCAAAACTACAAACGAGAAGGCAACATACTACATGCAGGTCATACACCCAAAGATTGGATAGATGCATACCACAATAAAAAGATTACACAAAGAGAATTAATTTCGGCGTCCACTAAGTGGATAAAAAAATACGGATCTGCAATAAATGTCCTCAATTTGTCTTGGACGGTAAATCGTCGATTACCGGATCTTGAATACTTGTTTCATGTAGTACCCGGTGACGGTGATTACGAAACTCCAGAAGACAAATATAATGCACTGTTAGGCAATTCACTAAATTATGCTAAGAGACTTCTAGTGGGTCGTGGATGGGCAAGTGTAGCTCAGCCGGAAAATGAACAACTATTTGCCGATGATGATAGTGGATCCTTTGCATATGATTATGCAACGCAGGTTCTGCAACGGAGATTCCCAGCAGGTGAACATGCTATTTTAGCAAATATCTCTCTTGCTCTAAAATATGCAGAAGAATTCAATATATCTCCTACAAAGTTAAGTTCGCAAGTTATATCAATAAATATGAATTATCCTGAAAACCGAGAAAAATTAATTCGCATGACCATGCAAGATCAAGGACTAGACAAAAACGCTGCATTACAGTGGCTAGTGAATCGAGCTAACAGCAAATCAAAATAGACCATAGAATACTAGTGCGGAGTTGAAAATAATTTGACAATTTTAAAAAGTAAATATATAATAAAGGTATTCGTTGAAGGTAGAGGTATAAGGGACAAGACACGGCTCTCGGATGCCGTCCGGTCCACCAAAAGCACACTAGGCTCCATAAGCAGAAGATTCTAGATAATCTGCTGAAAGATGACCGAGTTTTAAGACTCAAATAGTATGCTTCTGATGGGCCGGAAAGGAATCGATTGACTTTAAAGGGCTACTGGAGAATCGGCAATGTGAAAGCCGTTAGGGTTGGGATTACCTGGCCGAAGAAGCAAAAACTATAACTGCCAACGCAGTCAATGATGAGGTTTGGGCGCTAGCCGCTTGATCTCCGGGGTTGGTAACCTTGTAACCCAATAACCAGATAGGCTACTTCGGTGGCCTAT